TGCCAACAGGGCGGCCTTGTTGCGCGCCAGGGCCAGGTTCTGGGCGACGATCGACAGGGTGGCCCTGGCCGTGAGGATGGCCGCCATAACCAGACGGGAGTGGAGGATCGCCTGGACCACGCTCACGGCCATGGTGATGGCCCGCCAGGCCTTCATGGCGGCGTTCAGGACCAGGATGGTGGCGGACAGGCTGGCCACGGCCACGCCGATCCCAACGATCAGGCCAGAGTGCTGCCGGAAGATCCCGGCGGCCTTGAGCATCCAGGCGGTCAGGTCCTCAAAGGCTGGCATGAGAGCATCGCCCACCTCGTCCACGACCTCGCCCCAGGCGTTGGCCATCTTGGCCGTGCTGGAGGCGGTCTCCTCGGCCACGCCGCCCACCTGGGTCTCCAGGGCCTCCATGATGAGCCCCTGAGCCCCGGCCGCATCCCCGGCCTTCACCATCTCCTCAATCATGGCTTTCTGGTCCTCGGTGAAGGTCACACCCACCCTGGACAGGGCGGTGATCCCCTTCACCGGGTCCTGGATGGCCTTGCCCAGCATCACCGAGGCGGACCCCATGGAGCCGAATCCAGCCGCACTCAGGTCGGCCGCGATCTCGGTGGCCCGGCCCATGGTCTCGGTGCTCTTGGCCACCTCGGAGAACGTGGCCAACTTGGTCTGAGCGGCCTTGATCTCCTCGGCCGTGATCCCGGTCGTGCGCTCCAGGGCATCGGCGTACTTGATCGCAGCGTCGGTGTTCTCCTCGTAGCCCATGGACTTGAACACCTGGGCCAGGCCCTTGTTCGCCCGCTCGGCCTCCTCGGCGGACTTCACGGCCCCGAACCCAGCCACGCTCAGGACACCCAGGGCGGCGGCGGCCGGTGCGGTGGCGGCCTTGATCCCGGCCGCTCCCTTGGCCCAGCCGCCCTCTGCGCGCTGGATGTCGCGCATGGCCTTGTCCACGCCCTTGGCGTCCCAGGTGCTTACGATCGGGACGGTAATCGCCACGGGGTCACCTCTCCCTCAGTAGGCGGTTCAGGGTCTGCTCCGCATCCTTGCACGCCTGGACCACGGCGCGCTGGATGCTGGCTACCCTCTGCTCCACGGTCGGCCAGGCCCACCTGGATGCCTGGCCGTACTTGGCCGTCAGGTTGCGCGTCATGGACTCCCCGGGAGCCGACTCTCGGGCCATGTCGGAGGCCACGGTCCAGCCGCCTCCCGTTAGCCGGATCTTGACCAGGTTGCGGTCCCCCGAGGCCCGAGCCCGTCCCCCGTAGTTGGCCGTGGCCTTCACTGGGTAGGAGGGCATCCCGGAGAGCGGCTGGGCCGGGGCCACGGAGCGCAGTTGGGCGGCCGTGGCCACGGCTGGGGCCTTGATCGCCTTCAACGACTCACGGGCCACCTGGGCGTCCAGGGAGCGCAGGGCCTTCATGGTCTCACGCACGCCCTCCACGCGGACCTCTGCCATCTCCACTCACCTCCTCCAGGATGTCCAGGGCCGTGGCCACCAGTCTCGGGTCCTCATCCAGGGCCTGGAGCCAGGCCATGGGCGAGATGCTCGTGCGGATGGCCAGGGCCACGATCAGGCGGCTTACGTCGCCGCTGGCGTAGGGTCCGCTACCGGGTTCTCCTCGTCCTCGTCGTCCTCCTGCTTGACCTCCAGCAGGCGGGGCTCCAGGTCCTTGAACGGCACCGAGACCAGGCCCTCGCGCTGGGCGGCGTGCCAGGCGATCCAGGCCAGGGAGGTCTCGGGGTAGCCCTTGTAGATATCGGCCATGGATGTCCCGGCCGGGAGCCCGAGCAACTTCCACACCAACTTCTCAGCGGCCCGGCGGTCCCGACCATCGACCTCCACAAGGATCTCCTGGGCGGGGTCCGCGAGGACCAGACGCATGGCGCTCACGTTGCCGGGGTGAACGTGAAGGTACCCACGCCCTTGAGTTCAATCTCAGAGGCCAGGGGTGCGCCGTACTCGTCGCTACCGACCTCGGAGGGCAGGGAGGCCACGACGGTGCCGGTCCACTTGGCACCATCGGCGGTGTTGGGGGTGAACACCATGGCCACCTCAGTGAGGTCCGCCTCTTCCAGGAAGGCGTAAAGACCGCTAGCCGTGAGGTCGTTCTCCACCGAGGCGGTGAGGGAGTCCAGGCGACGCTGGGAGGCGGGGCGCACGGTCCCGTCCAGCATGGTCCGAGCCTCCCCGATGTCCTCGTACTCGTGGGCGATCGCGGCCCCGAGGATCTCCCCGGAGAAGTCGGTAGGCGTGGTCCCCAGGGTCAGGGTGCCATCGCCCAGGACGGTGAATGCGGCCATGGTGGTGATCCTCTCGTTACGGTGTCGGACTTACGGCAGTACGCCGGGCGGCGTCCACCTTGTAGGTGGGGTACACCTGGTCCCCCAGGGTGAGGGCCACGCGCTCGGCGGCCTTGACCTGGAGGACCGCCAGGCAGACCTCCAGCGGCCCCCAGGAGGCCAGGTACTCGGTGAGCCCACCCGGAGGGCAGACCACGACGTGGACGGGGGCCAGGAGGGCCAGGTTGCCCGCCAGGGTCTTGCCGGTGACCTCGGGCGGCCCGACCAGGACGGCGTAGCCCTCCTGGCTCAGGAGTGCCCCGACCTCGGTGGGGTCGGCCGTGACCACCAGGCCAGCGGCGGCCAGGTCGGTGACGATCTCGGCCACCTCGTCCCCAATGGCGCTCATGCGAACACCGGGTCCGAGCCCACCAGGTCCCGAGCCCTGAACAGGGCCTCGGTGGACTGGCTGGGGCCATCCTCATAGCCAGCGAAACCCTGGGGGGCGGAGCGGGCCTGGTAGAGGAGAGCCCCGTAGAGGGTGGCCCCGTACATCACGTCATCCTGGAGCCAGAGCACGTCTGGGGAGGTCATGGACCGACGGTTCTGGGCCCACTTGGTTGCGGCCAGGGCGGCCTCGGTGACACGGGTGTCCACGGCCACGCCCAGGTGCTCGGCCAGGTGTTCCGGTGTGACTCCCATGCTCTCCTCCTCGGACTTACGTCAGGGCCGATGCCCTGCCAGGATCTCGGGTCGGGAGACCCTGGCAGGGCTGGCTACTACGGGGTGGCCGGGACCGCGGAACACTCCACGAACGCGGCCGGGCGGACCACGACGGACTTGCCACGAGCCTCGGCCAGCAGGGTGAAGATGTTGCTGGTGAAGGTGTCCCCGTGGCTATCGGTGATGTAGAGATTCACGCCCGTCCGGACGTAACGCTCCATGCCCACCGAGAAGTCCCCGACCGTGGCGGTCCCCTCGGCCTGGGCGGCGTGGGGGATCGGGGTCAGGCCCCAGAACGAGCCGTTGACGCGAGGCCCGTTCAGGGTGCTGGAGAACACGTCGATATCCAGCGCGGCGAAGTCGGCCGGGTGGAGCAGGACCCCATTGGGCGAGTAGCCCTCCACCTGGATCTCTGCCATGCCCAGGCGGATGGCCTCAATGAGGGTCTCCGCCGTGGCGGTCGGGAGCGTCGCGGCCACCAGGGCGGCGGCGGCCTCGGCCTCCTGCTTCTGGACGATCTCGCGGGCCAGCATGGAGTCGATCCGGGCGCGCACGGCCGGGCCGTCCTCGATCAACTGCCTGGTGAGTTGCGTCCACGCGGCGATCGTGTCCAGCGTGATCGGGACCACGGTGATCCCGTACTCCACGTCCTGCTTAAGGATGCCCTCAGCGGTCACGGCCGCAGTCGTGCCGCCCGTGTTCGCCCAGACCACGGTCTCCACCGAGTTGGAGGACACCGGAATGGCCGGGATGCTGTCCAGGAGCGGGGTGGCCGGTGCGGGCGGCGTGATGTCGCGCACCGGGGTCGAGAACAGGGCCGAGAAGTCGCCCAACTTGGACGGCAGGCTGGTGGCCCGCTCGTGGACGATCTCCACGCGCGAGGAGGTGCCACGGCCGGGGTACTGGGTGAACACGTCCGAGCGGACGAAGGTCTCGCCCAGGGTCTCGGCGGGGGCCTCGGCCTGGCGGACCTTGGTCGCCTCCTGGCGCTGGCTGGCCGAGTGCAGAGCCGCACCGACCTCGTTGCTCGTGGCCTTGCGCTGCTCCCAGGAGGCCATCTCCTGGTAGGACCGCTCCAGGCGATCGGCGGCCTCGCGCAGGGCCACGTAGCCGGGGTCCTCGGGGGCGAAGTCGTCGCGGGTGGTCATGGCCTCGGCCTGGGCGATCGTGTCGGCCAGGTCCTGGCGGATCTTCTCCATGGGCTTCATGTCGGCGCTCCTATGCGCTCGTGGGGATGGGTCGGGGGTCACAAGCGCGGGGGGCCAGCCGTGTGCCTGGGGTGCCGCTACGGTCACATTATGCCCCGTAGGCGTCGCCAGTACAGCCTCTCGCGCTCCAGGGCCCCGGCGTTTCCTGGCGGAACTTCCAGAGTCTCCTCGCGCACGGCCAGGACCTCGGCTCCCAGATAGGCGGCGGCGGGCGTCACGGAGACCTCTGGGAGCCGCTTGACCAGGAGCCGCTCAGTCAGGTCTCCGAGGTCGTCGCGGCCTGCCCTGGACTGGCCTGCCACGTAGCCCACCGAGACCCCACGGAGTTGGTCGTCCCGCACCAGGGCCAGCAGGCGGTCCCCGTCGTCCGAGGGGGCCACCCGGAACGAGCCCAGGAGGTAGTTGGCATCCTCCACCAGGTCCACGCCGAACCCGTACGGGATGCCGGGGGCGTGCGCGTAGCGCAACTCCGTGCGGTTGGGTGCCCCGACAACGTGCCGGAACGCGCCACGGCGGAACACCTCCCGGTAGGGCCCGTGGCCATCGTCCACCGTGGCGGCCACGTCGAACGGCACGCAGGCCAGGACCAGGGTCCGGCCATCGCGGCCGACCTCCACGTCTCGCAGGCTCAGGAAATCACGCTGGAGCATGGCTGGGGGCCTCCTCGGCGTTGGGTGGGCTCTGGGTCAGGGTTGCGGCCTCGGAGGCCGTGGCGGGCTCACCAGGGGCCAGGAAGGGGGCCCCCTCGGGCTCGCTGGCTGGCGTGGCGGTCTCGCCCAGGGGGCTCAGGCCCTCCAGGGCCCGGCACTCGTCGGCGGTCAGGACCCCGGCGGTGATGGCCGTGGCGTAGGCGGCCATCCGCTCCCCGAACTCGGGTTGGGTGTAGGCGTCCAGGCTGACCTCCACCTCCTGGTCCACCGGGAGCAGGGAGGACAGCAGGCCCTCCACGGCACCGATCCAGGGCGACAGGGCGAAGTCCCGGTGCGCCTCGAACCACTGGGCCACGTTGGAGTAGGTGGCCGAGTTGCCCAGGGTGACTCCCAGGGTCTCGGGGGCCATGCCGAACGCCATGGCGGCGTCTGCGATGTTGAGCCGCTTCACCTCGGCCAGGGCGGCGTCCACGGGGCTCCAGGAGATCGCCTGGAAGTCGGTCGTGGCGTTCAGGACGGCCACCGAGCGGGCGTCCCCCCCGTGAGCCTTGGTCCACCCGTCCTTAAGTTCCTTGGCCTGTCCTGACGTAAGTCCGGGAGCCGTGACCTTAAGGTAGCCAGCAGGCACTCCAGCCTTGAACGTGGTGGAGGCGTAGGTGGCCAGGGAGCGGCCCAGGTTGAACACCTCGGGGTGCTGGTAGAAGACACCCTGGTCGGTGTGCGGGTTGGTCAGGCAGACCAGGCGGCCACCGTTGCGGCGGCCCTCGTCATCGAACTCGTACCCGTCGATCTCCCAGCGGCCCTGGTCGTTGACCTCCACCATGGACTCCTGGACGATCCGCATGGTCCCGGCCAGGGGCTGGCCATCGGCGGCCTCCAGGAAGTACAGATAGGACTTGCCCCACCAGACCGCCTGGGCCACCCAGAGCCGCCAGAACACCGAGCGGGCCAGGCGCTCGGCGGCCGGGATGGGGGAGGGCCCAATGCGCGCGTCCGGTCGCAGGAGCATGGGGTCGGTGAGCCACCTGGGGGCCTCGGTGAGCGTGCCCACTGGGTTGTCCTGGAGGCCACGGCGGCGGACCCTGAACCGGCCCGAGGCCAGGGGATCGACCAGGAGACTCGTGGCCCTGGTGACCACGGGCATCGTGGCCCCGGTCGTGGGCCAGGGGCCATTGGGACCGATCGGCTCCATGTCCTCGTCAGCGTGGCCGATCCAGTAGAGGGCGGTGTTGGTCGGGCTCGTGGCGTCCCCGATCGTCCAGGGCACGGGCCCGACCAGACGGCCGCTGAGGATGTCGCCCGAGGACCGCGCGGGCCTCCTGGTTGAGCCGAGTCGCCTAGACGCCACCACGCGATACCCTCCTGGCTTAGGTCAGTCCTACCAGGAGAGTACC